GCCATACAACGTTTGTTGTGTGACCAGGATGGGAGTATGAAGTGGGAATACGGGACCGGATTGTGGAGCTGAGGCGAGTGAACACGGCAGATCTTTTGGACAATGCCGGGAACTGGCGGATACACCCACAGGCCCAGCATAAGGCGTTGGTGTCGCTGATCGAGCAGGTCGGGATCGCGGATGCATTGATCGCGTACTACAGCGAGCGGAACGGCGGCGCGCTGACGCTGATCGATGGGCATCTGCGCAAGGAGAGCTACTCGGGCGAATGGCCCGTATTGGTGACCGACCTGGATGATGGCGAGGCGGACGTGTTGCTGGCGAGCCTGGATCCGCTGACGATGATGGCAGGGACGGCGGTGGATCGGCTGCGGGCGCTAGCCGCCAAGGTGGGAGACCAGCTTGATGAGGGGCTGCGGGATCGGCTGGATCTGATGGCAGCAGAGGCGCAGAGAAGATTGGAGATAAAACGCTACGACTCGAAACCGCACGATGATGCACCGGCGGCCTGGCTGCGGGAAAAGTGGGGAGTGACCGCCGGGCAATTGTGGCAAGTTCCCAGCCTGCTACGGCCGGGGGTCTCTCACCGGATCTTGTGCGCCGACAATACGGACGACGGGGCCATTGCCGATTTACTGGCCGGGACCACAGTAGATGCGGTGATCACCGATCCGCCCTACGATATGGCAGGCTCTGTTGTCAGGACCTGCCTGACCAAATTTGCAAAACGGGCAGTCGTATTGACGGACTGTTCACAGGCTTTCCAATTGTGCGGCGATGACTGGGAATTCTGTAAGGATCTCATCTGGCGTCATCGTACTCCGCGCTCTACTCCGTCGCCCTACATTGCGATTCACTATCATCATCATATTGTGATGTTGAGCCGTCAGGATGAAAAATTGGGATGGAAGAGACCGCGGAAAGACTTTGGGGACGTGATCGAGCTAGCCGAGGAGTACGTGGATCACATCATGCCCTATGGCAAGTCGGTCGCACTATTCCAGGAGATGCTGATCGGCTTTCGATGGGAGAAGTGGGCCGATCCGTTCCTGGGATCGGGGGCTTCATTGCTGGCCTGCGAGGAGCAGGCCAAAATTCTTTTCGGAATGGAGATCGACCCTGCCACCCTGGCTGTGGCATTGGAGCGAATCAGCCAGACAGGAATGCGGCCAGATCTCGCTTGATGTAGAACTCCTTTCCGAGGGATTCGAGAAGATGGACGACGTCGACGGCAAACTGGCGCCAATCAATGCGCTGGGCGAGGGGATGATGGTTGAGGGTACCAACCTTGAACAGATCGACGAATGGGTGCGTCCGGCGGATGATCTCCAGCGCGGATGCCGGATTGAGCACGGGCTCCAGGCTGACCCAGGTCGGGATACCCGCATGATGGAACTGTCGCAGCGCTTCGATCCGATCCTCCGGCAGCGCCGCGCCGGGCTCCCATTTCTCGCTGTGCTCAGGCGACAGCAACGTCATGGTCGCGGCGAAGGCATCGCCGGGACCAAACAGATCGAGATCGCAGAGGGCCCGGGTGCCCCCTTTGGTCAGGACCTGGACCTGGTAGCCCGCCTGATGCAGCGTCTCGATGACCTGGCGGGTCAGCCGATATTCCGCGTCGATCGGCTGATACGGATCGCAGGTAAAACTGAGCAGGACCCGCTCTCCCTGCCCAGGGGATTTCCTGCAATCCGCGGCCAATTGCGCCACGGCATTCCGGCGCGGGGCCGGGTCGCTATGGAATGCAGCCCGGGGGCATTCTGCAAATTTGTAGGGGGGGATGGTGGGCACATAGCAATACACGCAGCCATGCCCACATCCCCGGTAATGGTTGACGGCCAGGGGAGCATATTCCCTGGCGCGACCTTTGGGGATATACAACATTTTACGAAGCTCCTTTCTATATTCCGACTCTATGACTATTATATCATAGTTTGTCGAAAAAAGCAAGGGGGAAGCAGGAACGACTTTTTCTAGAGGAGAATGCGCCCCATCCGATGATGTGCGAATTGTATACCAACGCGGTACACACTGGGATGCTCTCAGGACTTCCTGGAAGCAGTTTTTGAGACATACTACCCGTAGTGGGTAAAAGTCCAAAAAAGGCCCTTTTGGGGGCGTGTGGACCACAATGGGTAGTGATGTGCACTGAATAGGGAAAAGGGCTATTTTTTGGCGAGTGGCTGATGCCGATATACTTGGACATCGTGACAGTGTGCCCAACTATCGTTATTATTGCCCAGGGATGGCCGTATCATGTATGCGGCTCCATTGCGATATGTGCGGATGGATATGTAACAGGATGATACCAAATTGGCGACAGGAATCGATCCGGTGCTGGACATACAATGAGGCTTGTCGGACCTGAAACGCGCGAATTTTTGCTGAGCATCCCGCTGATCCCGTGCTACGGGATCGGGTACGCGGCAGGGTGGGTGGTGCGGATGGCACGCCTGATGTGGACGGCGGCGGTGGTGGGATACCGGGAGGCGAGCAGTGGGCGACAGCCTGTGGCGTAGAGTGCTGGACCTGATGAGCAAGGAGACGCACCTGCCCGTGCCGGTGCGGGATAGGGTGCACATCCTGAGCCAAGGCGGCACGAGTCGGGTGGAAGCCGAGCTGTCGGGGTTCGTCGATTACGCGCGGGTGTACGAGGTCTACGTGTGGGTACACAAGGCGGTCTCGGTGATCACCGAGGCCCTCGCGCCGCTGCCGGTGGTGGTGATCGACGCCGACGGCGAGACACAGAGCGCGCATCCACTGACCGAGCTGTTCGGGTACGTGAACGACGAGTGGACGCCGGCCGACCTGTGGGGCGTGTGGCTGGTGCACATGCTGCTGGGCGGAGAGAGTTTCTTCCATTTCGTGTCGAACGGACGGGGCGCGCCGACCGAGGTGTGGTTGCGACGGCCCGACCTGGTGGGGGTGACCCCGGACAAGGAGCGCGGGATCTATTACCCGCGAGCGGCGCAGTACGTGTATGACCCGACACGCGGCGGGTACGACGGCAAGCCGCTGGAGATCGCGCCGGAGGAAATGTGCCACACGCGGTTCCCGAATCCGCTGAATCCGTACCGGGGGCTGAGCCCGGCGCACGCGATCCGGGCCGGGATCACGATCGACATTTTCGCGCAGAGCTGGTCCAAGACGTTCCTGCAGCGCGGGGCCAGGCCGGACTATGCGCTGATCGCGCCGCAGGGCCTGACGCCGACCGAGCGCGAGGGATACGAGGCCAAGCTGTACGAGAAATTCCGAGGGTACGAGAACTGGCACAAGCCGATCGTACTCGAGGACGGGGTGACCGATATCAAGCTGTTTTCCTGGCCGCCGAAAGACGTGGAGTGGATGCAGCAGCGCGAGATGAGCCGCGACGAGGTGGGCGGGCTGTACGGGGTCCCGGACGAGGTAATGGGCTACGGGCGGGACACGTACGAGAACTATGAAAAGGCGTTCCGCTGGTTTATGTCGCTGACGGTGATGGGCCTGGCCCGACGGCGCGACAGCACCCTGACCAGCTTTTTCCACAAGCGGCGGGCGATGCTCAAGCCGGGCGAGAGGATCGCGACGGACACCAGCGGCGTGGGTGTCCTCCAGGAGGACAAGTCGCCCAAGATCGAGCAGGCCAAGAGCTTGTGGGCGATGGGGATAGCATTCAATACACTCGACGAGCGGCTGGGGCTGGGCATCGGGCCGGTGGAGGGCGGGGACGTGGGATACGTGCCCTTCAACCTGATCCCGGTGGGTGGGGGGAGCGCGCCGCAGGCAGACGGGCAGACACGTGGGGAAGGGCAGACACGTGGGTCTGCCCCTACTGTGCCCGAATACGGCTCGCCGCGGCACAAGGCGATGTGGAAGGAACGGACGGCGCGCTATATGCCGCACGAGCGGCGCATGGCGGCCAAGCTGCTGGAGGATCTTGACAAGCAGAAGGCGGCGGTCCTGGAAAAGCTGGACACCTATAAGGCGGTTGCCCAGCCAGATCCCCGCGTACGCGGGGACGAGCGAAAACAGGCGCCGCCCGGGTACCCGACCCACGTCGACGAGCTGTTCGACAAGGAGAACTGGGACTCGTGGTTCGCGTTGATGTACGAGATATTTTACACGGACGTGGTGCGGGCCTCGGGCCAGGCCGAGCTGGCGCGATTTGGGCTCGACACGCCGTTCGACATGGGCGACCCGAAAGTGCAGCGCGCGATCCTGGAGATGCGGATCAAATTCGCAGCGGACATCAACGAGACGACGCAGGAGCAGATCGCGACGGTGCTGCGCGAGATCCTATCCGAGGCGGATCAGGCGGGCGGCTGGGCGGTGGCGCGGGTGCAGGACGAGATGAAGACGCGGATCTCGGACGTGTTCGAGACGCGCAAGACGGCTTACGAGCGGGAGCGGATCGCGCGCACTGAGATGCACAAGGCGTCCGAGATCGGCAATTACGAGGGCGCGAGCCAGGCCGGGCGCGAAGCCGGGCTGACGATGTACAAAGCCTGGCTGGCGGCGCTGGACGGTCGGGAGCGACCGACGCACAGGGAGGCGCATTTCACCTACTATGACAACCCGATCCCGAGCGATCAGGAGTTCGAGGTGGGGATGTGCCGGGGACAGTCTCCGGGCAACACGGGATGCCCGGAGGAGGATATCCACTGCCGGTGCGCGGCGCTGTATTATGCGCGGGAGAACGTTGGAACGTGAAAACGTTGGAACGTGAGAACGTTGGAACGTGCAAACGTGGTCACACAACAGGCATTGTACGACCTGGACGGAGGGTGAGATGGACGTGCGAAAACAATTCGACATCGTGGTGCGGGAGCTGCGCGAGAACGGCGGGCAGATCCTGATCAATACGGCGGCGGTGGACCGCGACCGGGACCGGGTGCTGCCGGCCGGCGTGCGGACAGACAACTATATGAAAAATCCGGTCGTCCAGTGGGGCCACAACTATCACGAGCCCTGGGCCACGATCGGGCGCACGCTCTCGATCGAGCGGCGGCCCGAGGGACTGGTGGCGGATTTCGAGCTGCGGCCGGCGGCGAACGACCAGGATCCGCAGCACATCGTGCGGCTGCTGTGGCAGGGCGGCTGGATCAAGGCGGCCAGCGTGGGATTCATCAACCTGGAGTCGAGCGAGAACGACGTCGGGGGACGCGATTACCAGGAGTGGGAGCTGCTAGAATGGAGCCTGGTGCCCATCCCGGCGAACCAGGAGGCGCTGCGGCTGGCGGCAAAGGCATTTGGCGATGAGCCGGAAGGCAGCCGCACGATCACGCTGGACTGTATCGGGTGTGGAGCGTCGTATGAAAGCAGCGCGACGCTGGCGTCACTGATTTTGACGGGGCAGGCAGTCCAGTTTTGCGAAAAATGCGTCGAATGGGTCAGCACACATCGTGGAGAGGCAGCAAGACTCACCAGGAAGGCCGCTGAGCGAAACAATGTTGGAGATCCCGAGGAAAACGACGAAAAAGACGCTCCTGGGGGCTCTGGCGCTTCGACTCCGCTCAGCGCAGGGAGCGATCTGGTGGCCTGGATCCGGCAGTTGACGGTGTACAGCAACCTGGACCGCGAGCAGACGCTGTTCGCCTGCTTTCACGCCTATACATTGGATATCCCGGAGGACGCCACGCAACTGGACTGCGATGAGGACGGGGAGCTGGTCGAGGTGCCACACCGGGACGCGGGCAAGACGGTGGCGCGCAAGAGCGTCGATTTCGTCCCTCCGCTGGCGTTCTACGACGAGGGATGGGGGGAGGACGCGGTTTTCTCGACGAGCGGCAAGGCGCAGCCGGACGACGAACTGGTCGCGCCGTGGGACGACGAGTGGGAGGTCCTGGAGCTATCGGACATTCTCCTCTCGCTGCCTGTCCCGACCAGCAAAGCGTGGGGCGGCCATAGAGTTGGCGGGATGGAGCTTTGCAAGCTGACCCGGCGCTCGGTGCGGGTGGCGAGCGAGATGATCTCGCGGCGGCTCGGCAAGGCGCAGGGCAAGAGCGTCATCCCGTACAGCGCGCACAGCAGCACGCCGCCGGCGGATGAGGGGACGGCGTGGGATGCGGGCGCGGCGCGGGCCAGGCTGCGCGAGTGGGCGGGCGGGGACGACTGGGACCCGGCCAGGTACCGGCAGGGGTTCGCCTTCGTGGACGGCGAGCCGGACCTGCTGACCAGCTACAAGGGGCCACACCACGACATCGTGGGCGGGGCGTTCCGCGCCGTGTGGCGCGGGGTGAGCGCGGCGATGGGGAGCCTGGTATTCGGCGCGCGCGGGGGGAGGATCGAAGACGAGGGGGATCGCCGGGGAGTCTACAACCACCTGGCGAAACATTACGCGCAGTGGGACAAGCCGGCGCCCGAGTTCCGCGAGATGGATGAGGCGGAGCTGCGGGAGGCATTCCCGGCTTTGTACGTTGGGCAGGGCGACGAAGGGATCCCGCCAGAGGAGCTAGACGCACTGGCCAGGGAGATCACAGTCCTGCGGCAATCATTGGATATGGACGCGCTACGGCGCGAGTTGAAACGACTCAAGGAGGTTTTGCGATGAGTGAGCAAACGATCACCATCGAGATGTTGACCAAGGAAATCCACGACCTGCAGCAACTGGTCCTGAGCCACAAGAGCGACCCGGCCAGCATGGACGACGACAGGATCAAGGCGCTGTTTGCGTCCCGGATTGAGGAGCTGGTCAAGGCGCAGGTCGAGGAGCGGCTGGCCGCAGCGCCGGTGCGCACGCTGCCGTCGGGCGACACGGTGTGGGCGGAGGGCGTCGACCAGGCGCTGCCGCAGCTCAAGGGCAACCGCTACCTGCCGCTGGTCAAGGGCATCGCGCGGGACGGACACGCGCGGATGATGAATACCAAGGTCAAGGCGATCGATCTGTGGCTGGCGGGGAGGGTGCTTGAATCGCAGGTGGATCTCAAGCACGCCCGGATGTCCGGCGAGGCGGTCGGGCCGAGCGATGAGCTGCGGGCGGCGATCAAGGCACTGACCAGCACCGGGACCGGAACGGGCGACGAGCTGGTGCCCACCGAGATGGCGGCAGAGCTGTGGCAGGACTTTTTCCTGGCCAGCCGAGTCACAGCCAGTATGATCCAGATCCCGATGCCGACCAACCCGTTCGGCGTGCCGCTGGGCCTGGGAGATGTGACCTGGCGCAAGGGGACTGAAAACACGGCCACCAGCGCCAGTGACCCGACCACGGCCTCGAGCACGCTGACGGTGACCGAGCAGGTGACCGAGCAGGACTGGTCGTACACGCTGAACGAGGACGCGGTGATCGCGATGGCGCCGGGCCTGCGCGAGCGGCTGGCGATCAGCGGGGCAGAGCAGATGGACGCATTCGCGCTCAACGCGGACGCGACCGACGCCGCGACCGGAAACATCAACCTGGACGACGCCGATCCGGATGCCGACAGCTACTACCTGTCGGACGGGCAGGATGGAATCCGGCACCAGTGGATCGTCGACAAGGCGACCCAAACCGTGGCCGCCGGCGGGGACGCGCTGGCGGACGCCGACGTGCTCAGCATGCTGGGCCTGATGGGCAAGTACGCCGTCAACCCGGAGCAGTGCCGAATCGTGTGCGACGTCTCAACCTATATCAAGGGTTTTTTGGGCCTCGATGGGGTGCAGACGATCGACAAGTTCGGGCCGAATGCGGTCATCGTGACCGGACAACTCGCCGCGTACCGGGGCGTGCCGATCATCCCGTCGGCGTCGCACCCGCTGGGCGAGGCGGACGGCAAGGTGTCGACCACGGCGGCCAGCAACACGCTGGGGTCCGTGAGCTGCTTCAATCGGATGATGTGGTACGCCGGGTTCCTGCGCGAGCTGCTGATCGAGATGGACCGCGACGTCCAGCGGCGGATGTACCTGATGGTGACCTCGTTCCGCCAGGCGGTCGGCGCACACGGCACGCGGTCGACCAACACGCACACCGCCGGGATCGCCAACATACTGGTCGCCTAAGTGCGATTGTATGACCTGTAGGGGCAGACCGATGTGTCTGCCCTGAGGACACGCAAGAGGGGCGGACACGCAGGTCCGCCCCTACGGAGGTAACGGAATGAAACGATTCTACGATGCGATGATCGAGCGGTGGATCCCGTGGGTGACGGCGATGGTCCTGATCGTACTGGCCGTACTGGCCGTGGGTCTCCTGGCAGTATCGTGCAAGGCGCCAATAACGCCGG